CGGGCCGCCGATCCGCCCGAGGGCGGAGTGCGGTCGGCCCGCCGGCCGCTCCGCTCTACCCCAGCGCCGCCGACCGCCGCATCCCCGCCGGCAGCGGAGCCGCGTATCCGATCAGGCAGAATTGATCCAGCGCAAACAGCACCACCGACTCGACGTTATCCGACCGCACCATCCGAACTTCCTTCCCCCACTGCGTAGTCGAATCGCCGATCCCAACCAGGTAGCTTCGCTGGTTTGGCGGAAATCCCAGGCCGATTCCGTGGCGGATGCTCGCCAGGCTGAGGTCGAGGTTCCGCAGGAACGTGAATGTGAAACTCTCCGTCTTCAGACAGTTCAGGTTGGCCGGCGTCCACGCCGCCGTCGGATAATTCACCAGCCGGTTCAGAGGCGTGTCATTCACGTCGGGAGGATAGAGTACCTCGAATCGGCAGTTGGCATGCGTCGCCCGTACGAAGTTCATCACTTGCGTGGTGAATGCTCCGATCAGTTGCGGAAGAAACGCCGTCTCCTCCGGATAGAGCGCCGGGTCCGAAGTGTTCGATGGGATCACTTGCATCGGGTGCCCGTAGGTGGTCTGGAATGTGTTCTTCGTGTAGTCGTCGTAGAACGGCATCCCCGAGCCGACGAGCGGAAAATACCACCACTGCACCTCGCCAAACTGCAAGTAAGGCTGGTGCCCCGCCTGCGCCAGAATCCCGGCCATCTCCAGGTGGACCTGCTGCCAGTACGCCGCGCTCGTCGGAGAGAAATTCGTTTGCAGCGCCGGCGTGTTCAGCAGCACCGCGCTCCCATCCGGGTATCGCTGCGCGATCCCGGCCGCCGGCGCCGGATCGCCGTGCTGTAGCTCGAGGCTGAAGGCCGCCGTCACGTCCAATCCGTAGTTCTTCAACGCGGTGTAGAACGCCAGGCTCCAGTCCCGCACCGCCCGGTTGAGCCGCGGAACCGCCGCCAGGTCCGTCCGCCAGGCGCCGTCCACGCCGCCGGTCAGCGTCGCGCCGCTGGCCTGGGCGGTGAATCCGCCCGACGTCGGGCTCGCCGCGATCGTCACGTTGTTCCCGTCGGCGCCCATCGCCCGCGCGTAAATCGTCAGTTGGGTCCCGTTCGCTTGCGCTCGAATCGCGGTGTAGCCGCGGTTCAATTCCAGTTCGAACGCCTTGGCGATCGTCTCCGCCGTGTCTCCGATCCGGTTCAGGTGCTGGAGCACCGTGTCGCTGGAGGCCGGCTCGCCCAGTCGCCCGATCCGTACCTCGGTGATCTGGCTGAATACCGGCGTCCCGATGAAGCCCACGGTCCCGGAAGCGTAGCTGTGCCCCGGCCGGTCGAGCTCGTAGAACCACAGCGCGCCAACGTAGTGGTTCACCCGCCCGTCGAAGCCCAGCTTGTGGATCAGCCACGCCGTCCGCTCCGCCGGCAGCGAGATCGAATGGTCCGTGTCCCAGTCGGTCGCCAGCGTCAGCTTCGTGTCCGCGGCGAACGTCGCCAGATCCGTGGTCTCGATGCCGATTTCAAGAAAATCGAAGTAGAAGTAGCTCCCCGCCGGGCCGCTGTGACTCGCCGACACCGTGTGTGTCCCCGGCCCGAGCTGCCCCAGCGGGATCCGCGCCAGCGTGTCCTCGCCGGCGATGTACAGGTTCTCGGTCCGCGGCGCCTGTTGGTCTACTGTGATCGTGATCTGCGACCCGTTGAACGTCAACCGCGTCCCGAGGTACAACGCGTGCGATTGCGGGCTCGTGTATGCGCAGCTCAGCCCGTCTCCCGTTGTCGTCGTGTGGCGGATCGTTCCCCCGGAGAAGTTTCCTTTCGACGAGTTCCATGTCCCCGTGTACTGAATCTCCCCCGCCGTGTCCTCGATCCGCCGGCTCCCCACGCCGGCCACCTTGTAGGCGCGGTTCGTTCCCGTCACCGTCCAGTTCGATACCTGCACCTGGAATTCGCTCCGCTGGTAGGCCCCGGATTGCAGTTCCGCCGCGTGCGTCCACCGCAGCTTTCGCGCATACTGCATCGGCACCGCCCGCCCGTCGATCGCCGTCAGCGCCCCCAGGTTCAGCGTGATTCTCCACTTTGTCGGCGACTGTCCGCCGCCGAACGTCGCCCACCACGGCGTCCACGCCTCCGTCTTCGCTCCGGCCACGAACCCGTACACGCCGATCCGGTTCCCGTTGGCCCCGCTCGTGCTGTTCGTCAGATTCTGCCCCGGCCCCACATACGTCAGCCGGATGCGCCGTTCCGTTCGGGCCGCCACCATCTGCGTCGAGAACGCGTTGACGCTGTCGACGATCGCCTGTACCGTCGATTCCAGTGTGTCCACCGCGTAGAGCTGGTGCGTGTGGTGTTCCGTCAGAAAGGAGATCCCGACGTAGTCGCCCGCCGTCGGCGTTCCCCCCAGCTCCAGCTCCGCCCACGCCGGTATGTACGACCCCGCCAGCGCCGTCGCTTGACCCTGCGTCTTCAGATTCACTTTGAAGAAATCGTCCACCCCGCCGTTGCGAGTCCATACCCGCAGGTAGGGCCAGTCGACCGTCGGAAACAGGTCCGAATCCAGCGGGATTGCGTTGGTTCGCGTCTCTTCGTAGCTCAGCGTCAGCCCGCTGAGGTCCTGGTCCGGCACGTTCCGCAGCAGCGGATGCTCGAACACGTTGTCGCGGTTCCACTCCAGCACCGCCCAGTCGAACTGCTGTCGCCACGTCCCCGATACCGTGAATCCCGTCGCGCTCGCGTTGCTCATCGCCGCGATCGCCGACGGCCGCTCGAAGTAACACTGGATGTCCCGGTCCGGCCGTAGCTTCTCCAGAATCTCCGGCATGCTCTTGCCTTCCCTACAACCGCATCGTCACCGTCAGGTCCCGCCCGGGCGTGCTGGTCGCCGTCTGCCCCACCGAAACAATGTCCAGCGTCAGCCTCGCGAGCGTCGCCAGCGGCGGCAGTCCGAATCCGGTCACCGTGTTCGATTGCGTGCTTCCCGCCGCGATCGTCAGGTTCGCGTATACTTGCGCCCCCTGCTTGACCCGAAGTTCGACCGGCGCCAGCGTCGGAGCCTCCTGCACGACCGCGAAGATGTCCCGCACCGAGTGCCCATCCTCGATCACCAGCGGCGGCGTCGCCCCCGTCTGAATCGCCAGGTATCCCTCCACCTGCATCGTGAGTTGTCCGCCCGACAACGTTCGCAGACCGCCATCGACGGTCGCGGTGTAGCTCTCCTTCGCCGTCATGCTGTTGCCCTGTGAATTCGTCACGAACATCTCGCCGGCGGCGATCCGCGCGTCCGGAAGGAAAACCGAATGGCTGAAACTCCCGCTCGCCGGGCTGCCGAAGAAGTCCCGCGGAAACGGAATGATGAATACCTTGCGGTCCAGATGGTAGACAGGCGCCTGCGCGGCGTGGCTCGCGGCCGTCGTCCCGTGCGAGCCGCGTGTGACCGTGTATCTCAGCCCCCCGTTCAATACCGCCGTCACCGCCAGCACCTCCCCGTCCACCTGGATCAGCGACCCCGGCTGCGCCGGCCCCGCCGTCGTCAGGTAAATGTCCGTGTCGGTGCCCGCCGCCGCGCTGCTCAGCGCGAACGCCGACGGGCTGCTCAGCTCGTCCCAATAGTGAAGCGTGAAGGTCGCCGCCTCGATCGTCCGCGTGTTGTCCAGGTCGCCGAAGCCCACTGCCGCCACCTCGACCGTCCCATCCCCGGCGACGAGGATCCCGAAGCCCGGCTCTTCCGGTACCTCCCCGTCCAGCAGGTTCCCCGCCGATCCGCCGATCACCCATCGCGTCAGCGGAGAAAGTTCGTAGGCCGCCTCCCGCCCATGCACGTTCGTCGCCCGGCCGGAGACCTCGACCGCCGCTCCCTTCCGGTTCGGAATCTCGAACTCGACCGGGCTCGTCGCTCCGGCCGCTCCGAGCTGCCACGCTGCCTCGGCGATCCGGAACTTGCTCGTCGCGTTCGGCGCGATGTCCCAGTTGCTCGACACCGTCAGCGTCGTCGCCGTGTTCGACAGGATCGGCCTCTCCTGCCCGGCTCCTTGTCCCTGGCTGATCCGGGCCACCATCCCCGCGTATTCGTTGGCCGTCCATTGCAGCGTCGAATTCCCGATCGTGTTCGCCGAGAACACCGTCGCCGCCGTCTCCGGATAGAGCTCCAGCCGCCAGTAGAACCGTGCGTGATCGAAGTTCTCGTCAGGCGGCCCGGCCAGCGTCGGCGCCATCCCGGTATCGGTGAACTGCGCCGCCGGCGGCGCCGATGACGCGATCCGAAGCAGTTGGCTCGGATTCCTTCCTCGATATACGTGAAACGATTGCGTCCCCGGCGAGAAACTCAGGTTCGCCAGCGTCACGCTGTTGGTGCTGGTCCCCGCCGGAATCGTCGCCCGCGCCACGAACGACAGCGGGCCCTCGGAGCCGTTCGCGTCCGCGCCGCTGATCGCGTAGTACAGCGTCTGGTTCCCGATGAGCGTCCCGCCGGTCGCGCTGATCTGCGGGCTGAGACTCAGCAGCGGAATCCCGATCCCGGCAGGCTGCGGTCTCGCCGGCGGGTTGAAGCCCGCGCTCAGCCACACCACGGCGGTCCCATCCGTGCTGGGCTCGGATCGCTCCGACAGTTCCAGTTGCGGTTCGCCGGCGGCGTCCAGGATCTTTCCCACCAGCGGACGCGGAAGCCCCACTTCGTAGCCAGGCTCCCGCCGTCCCGCCTCGCTGCCCGTCGCCCCGCTCACCGTGTCGGTGTACCAGGCGTCGTCATGCGCCTGCGCCGCGATCAGCGCCGTGCCGTGGTTCAGCCCCGGCGCGATTTTCTGGATCCGGAACGGCTTGCGTTGGTACCCTTCCCGCAGGTACGTCACCGCGACCAGGTCGCCCGGCTTCAGTCCCAGCGCTTTTACCGTCGTCTCGAATTCCACATACGAGTTCCCGCGAATCGACTTGTCCAGCTCCCGCCGGATCACCCGCGCCGCCTGATGAAAGTTCGCCAGCCCCAACGCCGCCAGCGGCGCGCTCACCTCCTGCCCGCTGCTCAGCACGTCGTCGACGTCCACCAGCGAGAGGCTGTCTTGCTGATACTCGTTGAACTGGTCCTGGAACTCGACGCTGTATCGGTTCGGAGTGTCCGCCGCGCTCCGGCTCCAGATCCGCAAACTCGGTTCTCCGCTTTCTCGCCGCGAGATTCCCGTGAATCCCGAGGTGCCGTCCCCGAACTCATACGCCGGCCACCCCCCGTTCAGCGTCTGCGTGCTGTTGCTCCCCGCCGGTTTCACCGGCTGCTGTAGCGCCAGCGTCCCTTCCACGCTTAGCCGCAGCAGCCCCGAGCTGCTGTACGTCAGTTGGAGACCGGCGGCCGTTCGGATGCTCCGGATCAGATCGGCCGCGCTCCGCCTCCGCCGCACCACCAGGTTGCACTGGAACCGCGCCACCGTCGTCGCGTTGCCGTACAGATCGTACGCAGGGATGGTCTGCTCGCAATACTGCGCCGCGCTCGCGAAGCTCCCGGTGTCGATCTCCCCCGTCGTCCATCCGCTTCTCTCGAGAAGATTCAGGATCACCCACGACGGATTGTTCGTGAAGCTTGCTCCCAGATAGCTCCCGTCCGTCTGGTAGCGCCCCAGCTTCAACCCGTCCAGCAGCACCCTCACTCTCGGCAGTGCTCGCCCGTCGCTGATCCGGTTCGGCACCACCACCGAAAGATAGGCCATGCTCCCGTATGGATCCCCCACCGGTTTGCCCGCCTTGTCGACAAAATCCAGATTGAATCCGCCGGTTCGGTTTCCCTGGCTCACCAGGTTGTACCAGCCCGTGCCCGTCATGTTTTGCCCCGTCTGGCCCAACGGGATCTCGATGTCGTTTACCACCACCTTCACCACGCCCTGGATCTCGCCGGCCCCCGCCAGTACCTCCAGGTGTGTCAGGTTGCCGTCATTCCGCGCGAACACCACCGGCGGCTCCAGCCACGCCGTTCCGTACACCACCGGCACGAAATCGTTGTACCGAGCCTCGTTTTCGACCGGACCGGACGCATGAAAACCCTTCTCCCCATGCCCCCGAACCAGCACGCTCGCCGGTACGAACTCGATCCCCCCAAACCGCCGCGTCGTCCGGCTCTGGCTGTCGGCGTCGAACATCCCGCGCTCTTCGCACTGTCCACGCGTGTAGTCGCAGTTCGTGTAGGGCGCCCCTGCGTTCAGGCTTCCCACCCCCCCCGGTGCGTCCGGCGAGTATCCGCAACGGTAGAACGGCGAGAACACCCCCCGCGACCCGCCATCCACTGCATCGAGCCGCTCCCCAGCCGTCCGCGGGAATGTCCACGCGCACCTTCGCTGGATCCGCAGCTCCGGCAGCAATACCCGTTGCATCCCCAGCCGGTTCAGAAAGCTGAGCCGCAAGGCCGGCTCGGTGATCTCCTCCGGCGGGTTCGCCGCCCCGCGGAATAGTACCAGGCTCTCGCTCGCCGCCGCCTGCGTCTTCAGGTCCCAGAAAATGAACTGGACCGTCAGTTTCGCGCCTTTCCATCCGGCGTTCTGTGTGATTTGTGAAAAATATCCGTCGGCGTTCGCCAGCGTCAGCGACACTTTCGAGATGCTGTCGATCCCTTCCGGACCCGCGGCCCGCATTTCGAACAGATTGTGCCGCACCACCCGCGCCTGATACGTCTGTCCGCTCCAGGTGACCCGGTGCGTGCTCCACCGCTCCGTGCTCCCCGATGCCAGCGCGCAGTCGAAAAGCAACAGCGGCGTCTCGGTGATCTCCTGCTCTTTCAGTTGTGCGATCGTCGGCATGAACCTAAACCTTGCTCACTACGCGGACCGTAACCGCGTGCTGCTCCGGCCCCTCGCTCACGACCTCCAGCTCGTCCTGGTCGAACCGCGCTGCCCCGTAAACGCCGCCACGCGAGCTCGTCTTGCGGTACTCGGACGGCGCCGGCTGCGCATCCACCTGGCCGCCGAAGACGTCGACGCTCGCCCCGGGCCCGATCTCCAGCCCGAACGACACCGGTTCTTCGTTGATCTGGAGATTCCCGGAGAAAAGCACCCGCGACCAGCCGGTCGTCACTTCCACCAACTTGTTCTGTGAAGCGCTGGCCGAGAAATGTCGGAGCGTTGCGGTCCCGCCGCTTTGTCCGCGCACCCACACGCTGAAGCAGTAATGCATCGTTCCCGGCGCGTTCACCGCTTGTGTCAGCGACTGCGTCGTTGCCCCCGAATTCACCGCCCGGAATGCGCCGGTCCCGCCGAACGGGTCGGCTATGCCCGCCGTCAGTTGCAGCATCGGCCCGCGGATCCACGCCGGCGCCGTGAAATCTTCGCTCCACAATAGAAGGTTGTCCGCTGGATCCAGGAACGTGAATCGGCCCAATCGCCCTTCACTTGCCGCGAATACCGAGATCAGCGCCCCCAGCTCCGCCGTCGTCAAACCCCGGTACCGGAGATGCCATTGACTTGTATAGCCCCCGGCGTCGGCCGCCTTCACTTCGTCGCCGCCCAACGTCTGGTTGCTCACCGTCCGCGTCCGCTGCGCGCGCGATTGCGGATATTGCGCCGCCGCGCCCGTTGACAGTTGTGGAAATACGGCCATCTCAGCTCCGGTTCTCCTTCACCACCAGCACCGTTTGTCCGCGTTGCGGGCCCGCGAGCTCGAAATCCGCTTCGTCGATCTCGAAACTGCACTTCGTGTACACGCTCCCATCCCACGGGTCCTCGAATTCGAACTCGCCCGCTCGTCCCTGCATCGACACGTGGAATTGCTCGAGCGCCGCCACTTCCCCCTCCGTCATCAGGTCCAGCCGGATCAGCCACCGCTTCAGCTCGGTCGGGAATTCACGGTACCGCTGCTCGCTGCCGTCCACGAATCGCGATACGTGGGTCCGAAACAGCGTGCTCCGATGGCCCGGATACTGCATCACCGCCCCTGTCTTGAGCCGCGGGAACGTGGCCATCGTCAAAGCTCCGTCACGATGTCGCCGAGCGAGTGCGCGTTCAGCAGCGCCTCGCGCACCGCGTTCGCGATCTCCCCGCTGTGATCCAGGAACGACCGGCTGTCGATCGCTTGTACCTGAATCGTGATCGGCGGCATCGCTTCGGCCCGCGCCGCCCTCGGCATCCCGTATTGATCGTAGGCAACCGGGTGCACCGTTCCACGGCCTCCGGCGGTTATCGCCCCGTCGACGTGAAGCGGCGGTGGCGCCGAATAAAGCGCCAGTGACGGCGGCGGCTCGCTGCCACGTCCGCCGAACAGACGCGCCAGGCCGCTCAGGATCGGCGAGAGCAGGAACCCGCCCTTGGATCCTCCCGTGGCGCGGCCGATCGCCTCGCCCACCCCTGGCCCACCGCCTTGCCGCAGAGCCGTCGTGTTCCCCGTCAGCGCCTCGATTTGCTCCTGCTGCGCACGCCGCAATTTCTGCATTTCGGCGATCAGGCCCGTCAGGCTCTCCGCGCCGGGACCGCCGCCCGCGGCCGAGCTCGTGCTCTCCAGCCCGGCGGATTCCTGGTTTCCTGCCTTCGACGGCGGATGGTTTCGAAGCACCACCTCGCGGAACGAGCCTCCCTGGGGGTCCAGGCCGCGCGCCGCTTGCCGCGCCTCGCGCAGGATTTCCGCGAACGCTATTCGCGCTCTATCCCTGTCCATGCTCTTCCTTCCTCATTTCGCTCTCCAGGATCGCGAACGCCTCCGCCTCGCGCGCCGGCAGTTCGAACACGTCCTTCCCGCCGAACATCCGCCACGCCATATACCGCTCCAGCCAGGCCGCACTCTCCGGTGTGATGTACGTTCGCGGGCACGTCGTCAGCCGCGCGCTCTTCCTCGCCCACACCACCGTCTCCGGCTCGACGTCTTCCAGCCACCCGCATCGTCGCTTCCGCTCCAGGCCGTTCCTCCGGCATGCCCCGCACTCCCACCCGGCCTGGTTCGCAAACTGAAAATGGAAGGCGGCCGTCAGTTTTTTCGTTCTTCCCCGCTCAACCCGCACTCCGCCTTGATGGCCGCGACCATCTCCCGGCAGAGGTCCTCCGGACCCCTTTCCGCCAGCGTCTCCGCCGTCGCCGGCTCCCCGTCCAGCGTCATCCCCTCCAGCCCCAGCAAACCCCACCGCAAGTACAGCCGGTCCACTTCCCCGGCCAGTGCCGCCGCTTCCACCTCGTCGCCGGCGGTCGCTCCCGCTTCCAGAAACTCCGCTTTCCGCGATACCTCGGCGATCCGCCGCGTCAGCTCGATTCTCCGGCCGAGCGACATCTTCGCCACCGTGAATCGCACGCCCGCATGACTTCTCGCGTCGATTGTCACCGCGCTGTTGTAATCCATGGCGCCTCCGCCCGCCTCCTAGCCGAAGGCCACGAAAATCTCGTCGTCGATCGCCCCCTGCGCCCGGCACCCGCGGAATCGCCATTCGAGCCTCGTCTCGCTGTCATCGAACTCCGGCACCTCCGGCACCACGCTCTTCAGGTACACTCCGCAGAGCTGCCCGCTTTGCTGGCCCATTTGCAGAAACGCGCTCACCGGCGACCGCTGTCTCGCTGACTGATACAGCGCCTGCGTCGAGCTCGCGGTCTCGACGAAGACCCGGAAATCCGCCGTCACCCGCCGCACTCCCGCCACGATGCACCGCGGCATCGTCGCGCCGAACTCCCGGCTCCGCAAATCGACATCGTTGTCCAGGATGATCTCCGCCGACGTCACCGTGAAAAACTGGTCCGGCGCGACCCCGAACCACGCCTGCCCCAGATTCCCCGGCACCAGTGCATAGTTGAACTCCGTGATCGCCGGCTCCGTGGGATAGCTCGTCAGGCCGCCCTGTCCGGTCGCGAAACTCGCGCTGTCCAAAAGATCGCCCGCCGGTCCGCTGAACGCGAAAGTGTGAAAGTCCCCGTTCACGCTCAGCCGCATCCGGTCGACTGCCGCGCCCGTCAGGATCCGTTGCACCGACGTCGTCGGACTCCAGTAATCAAACACGCTCACCCCGGGAAGCTCCGACGCCGGCTTGTAAGTCGCCGTCTTGCCGGCCGCCGCGCCCGCCAGCGGCGTCTTGACGAAGGCTGCGTTCAACACGACGGTCTGTGCGTCCACAATCGCCGCCACGAACCGGATCTCCCCGCCGCAATTGACCCCTTGCCCCACCGACAATCCGTGTGCCGCCGTGAACCGAAGCTGGCCGGCTGCCGGAATCGAGGCGACCGTGCCTCCGTTGAATATCTGTACGGCCGAGCCTAGCGCCCCCTGAAACAGCGGACCATACCCTGGCTCCACCGTCTGATCCGTCCATCCCGCCAGGAATGTCGTCACCTCGTAGTTGGTTCGCTTGAAGAATCCGCCGGGCCATCCCACGAACGTTCGCCCGCCCATCTTGTCCCGCCGGTCCGGCAGCTCCAGCTCCTGCCGCGCCTCCAGCCGCACCGCCGGAAACCGGTGGTTGTCTGTTATTGCGCCGATTACTCCGTAGCTGCTCTCCACGGCCACGTACAACCGGTTGTCATTCGACGAAACGTAGCATGCCATACTCGTGATTTCTCCTGACGGTTTCACCGTTGACTGGCTTCAGCGACGGGCCGCCGATCCGCCCGAGGGCGGAACACGGTGCGCCCGTCGGCGCTCTCCGCTAACTCAAACTCACGTCCAACACCACCAGCACCTTCGCCCCTTGCAGGAAGTTCTTGCCCCCGTGCTTGACCGCCCCGAACTCCACCACGTACTGCCCGCCGTAGAAGAGGCCGTCCCCCAGGTCGCCGCGGTTGTTCTCCAGCACCTCAGTCACTCCCTCCACGTACAACTGCAACTTCTTCTCAAGCTCTTCCATCCGGTCCTGCGTGGCCCGAAGCTCAATCACCATGTGAGCCTTCCCGGAAAACCGCCGGAACTTTTCTGTCAGCAGGTTCTCCAGCTTCTCGCAGTACACATACGCCGCCGGATACCGCACCCCGGGACTCCGCTCCGCGATCTCGGAAGCCACCCGCTGGCCGATGAGCTGTTCCTCCCCGATGTCCCCCAGATCCACCCCTTCGCGCAGCTCCAGGTTCGCCAGGCTCGCCCCCAGTCCCGTGGGCGCCGCCAGAAGCCCCAGTACCTTCGACGTCGCTTTGCTGCTGACTTGTGCCATTGGCTTATCCTCGCGGGATCACCTGGTTGTGGTAAATGAAATAGTCCGGCGCTTGACCGCTCCCCGGCCGCGGCCCCGCGATCAGTCCCGTCGGCGGCATGTGCCAGCTTCCGGCGACCGCAATCGGTGCCGCATTCTGGAGCGCCGTCTCGTCTTCGGTTGGTCCCGCGTACACGTCGAAGCCCGAGGCGATCTCCGGCGCGGCCGTCGCCAGCACGTCGATCTGCTCGCCGGCCGACGCATCCACCACCACCGAATCGCTCGCCGCGCCCGAGTTCCCGCCCGCGTCCCGCCAGGCCGCCTGAATCACGTAGGTCCCGGCCGGCACGCTGCCGATCGGGCCCAGAACCGCCACCGGCGGCGCTGCCCGTGGAATCGGATTCAATACGATCCCCGCTCCGCTGCGGTAGAAAAGCTGGCGCGCCTCCCGCGACATCCGCTGAAACAGCTCCCACTTTCCCCGATACCGGTCGTTGAGTTGGCTCTCGTATGCGTCACCGTAGACCAACGCCAGTGTTTGCAGGCTGTGCCATCGCCGCAACGGTGCCGTGACCACCACTTGGCCGAGCCGCGGCGGCGCCAGGCCGGCCGCCGACCGCGCCCGCAGAAATACCTCGAGCTCCACCCCCACTTCTTCTTCCGCCAGCGATAGCTTCGTCGTTAAGTCGATGTTCTCCGTCCGGGATACGTCCAGAATCGCGCTGTCGTGTGCCTCCAGATCGCTCAGGATCGAGACGCTGCCGTCTGTGTATAGCGCCATGGTCGCCCTCCTCGCCGGTACGGTTACTTCGCTGGCCTTCCTTGGCCCTTGATCTGCCGAAGCTCCGCTTCGCTCAACAGCGCCACCCGCACCCGGCTTGCCGCCGCCAGCTCCGCGGCCGCCTCGATCGCCTGTGCCTTCTCGGCTTGATAGCGCGACCGCTCCTCGTCGCTGCCCAGCCGCGCCTTTCCTTCCACGATCATCACCGCCGCCGCCCGCCGCGGAACTTCGCTCTTCACGCCGGCTCGGCCCCCATCCGGAGTCTCGATGCTGACAATCAATGATGCCCCTTCACCCAAACCCTCTTCTGTTTCCCGGATTTTTCGATAATATGTCCTCAAATCCATGCCCGCTCCTCAGTAAACGACGGTTTCACCGTTGATTGATTCCAGCGACGAGCTCCAGATCCGCCCGAGGGCGGATTGCGGTCGGCCCGCCGGCCGATCCTGACCAAAAAGAAAGACGGTGGCCGTTGCCGGCCACCGCCCGCTAGCCCGCACAGGGCCGGCTCGGCCCTCGATGCTAGTTAACAACTAGACTTCACCCGGCCGAGCCGAGCTCCGTTGTGCGGGCGATTTACTTGGAAGACTTGCTGACTCTCTCCAGTCAACGACGGTTTCACCGTTGACTGGTTTGAGCGACGGGCCACCGATCCGCCCGAGGGCGGAATCCGGTCGACCCGCCGGCCGTCTCGCTAGCTCCGGACCTGCACCCCGAAGCTGTTCCGCAACACGCCTTTGCCGTACAGCACGTCCACCGTGAACTGCTGCGCCAGCGTGTTCGGCTGGTAGCTCATCACCACGCGCATCCCGAAGTTGCCCAGTTCGGCATACTCCGCAATGGCGCCCGTGCCCGGCAGCGGCTGCGGCAGCCGCCGGATCACCAGCCCGAGAGCGTCCTTGGCGAACGCCACGTTGTTGGTCGTCACCGGACCGCTTCCCGTCTTCACCACAAACTGCGAACGGAACACGAAGAAGTCCTTGATCTTGCCGACCGTCCCGTCCACCAGCGCCCGCAAACCCGCTTCACCCGCGGTCCGGAATTCGCTGAACCGCGGAATCTGCCGCAGTTGCGAGTACGTGTCGCCGTCCACGATCAGGTGCTTCTGTGCGCTCGCCGGAACCTTCGCGTTGAACAGCACCGTCTCCGCTTGGTCGATAACCGCCTCGGTGACCGGAGTGCCGCCCGATCCCACCGGGGTGTTGGCCGTGAACTGGCTGTACAAAACCAGCAGGTCCGATTCGATCTTCTCCGCCAGGGCCACCACCGCTGGCTGCATGTACAGCCTCAGCAGGTCCGGAACCGCCACCACTTTGGTCACGTCCGGAATCTGGAACGTCGCTTCGGCGTGCGTGTTCAGCACGATCTGCGCGTTGCCAAGACTCGGATTCTGCGTTACCACCGTGCCGCCCTCGGCAATATTGTTCGCCACCAGCGTCGGCGGAATCGGCACGTTGACCGTGTCGCCCGCCTGCGCCAGCGTCGGCTCGAAATCGCGATTGACCAGGTTCCCCATGACAAGGTTCCCCATGAGTGCCGGCAGCGCATCCGCCGCCACCAGTTTCACAATCGCTTGAGCCACATTGGTCGATGTAATTGCTGGCATTCTCTCCTATGCTTCCTCCTCTGACTGAACCTCCCACGCCTCCGTGGGGCGGGCGCCCACGCCCGCGCCGGGCCTATAGCCCGGCCTGCTAGGTGCCGCGCATCGTCTGCGAGGCGACCCTGGCAATCTCTTGACGAATCCTCTCCAGCTCTTCCGGATCCATTCCCGGCCGGATTCCCTCCAGATCCACGTTCGCCGCCGGCGCCGTGGTCCGCTGTCCCGCCGCTGTCCCCGATCCGCCGGCCATCCGCGCCGGCAACAGCTCCGGATTCTCCCCGACAAAACGCGTCAGGTACTCGCGCAGTCCGCTGTCGCCGCCTTCACCGCGCGCTACCAGACGGCCGTCGTCGCTCCGGCTGATGTCGTCTTTTACCGCCCGGTAGGCGAGCTCCACTTTCGCCACCCCCAGGTTCTGTAGCTCGCTCCGGATCGCCGCGCTTCGCTCGGCTTCCTCCGCCCGCGTCCGGCTCCGCTTGTTCTCCTCCACCAGCTCGTTCACCCGCCGCTCGAGCTGCTCGCGCCGCCGCCGCTCCTCGCCGAGCTCCGCCTTGTGCGCCGGCTCGGCGTGCGAGCGCTGCACCTCCAGGAATTCTTAGTACCTCGCGTACCAGCGATCGCATCCCCGACTCGGTCGCTTCGCCCGCCGCCATGTGCTTCCCTTCTGACTCCATCCCTGCTCGCCTCCTTTACTCTCTTCCCAGGGCCAAATCGATCTCGCCCGCAATCCGGTCCTTGACCTCTTGCCGGATATCGCACAGGTACTTGAACGCCAGCTTCTTGTACACCTGCTCCTTCAGCGTCGGCGAATTCATCCCCAGCGAGAGCAGACGCTCGGCGTCCGCCAGCTCCGCGGTGAAGTCCCCGATATCGAACTCGTCCAGGCCCGATACGTCGATCCGGATTCCGTCCTGCCGCGCTTCCGAGATCGCTCGCAGAATCCGCCGCGCTTGCTCCTTCACCGCGTCCCCGTATGCGCGCAGCACCTCCTGCGTGATCGCGAAGTCCCTCTGCTTGCTCAGCCCGCTCTGAAGCTGCCGGCTCGCCGGCGGCCCGCCCGCCTGCGACAGCAGGTAACAAACCCGGTAAATCTCCTCTTGCAGCCGCGCCAGGTTGTCCGCCGCGATCTGATAGACCTTCCCCTCCGGCTCCGTCCATCCGAACCGGTCTTCCGGGCCCAGTTGTATGTAGTAGGATTCACCGACAATCTGGTCCCATTCGCGGTTCGTGTAGACCACCGGCGTCGCGTACAGCCCCATCGTCAGCGCCCAGGCCAGCGCATTCGACTTGTTGAGGTGCTCCAGTTGCAGCAGCCCCGCCCGGTTCATCATCCACAACCCTTCCGGGATCCGTAGCTCGAACAGCGGAACTCGCCGCTGGCGCGCCAGGCCGTGCCGCCCCCCATCCACCAGTTGGATGCCCCCGCCAGCGCCCTCGACTTCCTGCCGCCGGTAGATCTGATAGTTCTCCTTGTCGTAGTACGACCACCGCGTCTCGCGCACCCAGCCCCGCTCCCGCACATCCCGCTTACTCAGGTATGTGCTCCTCAGCACCACCCACTCGAAGCCCCCCTGCTCGTCGTAGTTCCAGTTGATGAGCTGCTCGGCGCTGTAGTCCACCAGGTACGCCCGCGACGCCCCGCTGTGGTCCTCCGCTGCCCGGCTCGGAGACGTCGCCGCTTGCCGCGGAAAGTCCACCAGCGCGTAACTTACGCCGGTGATCAGCGCGTCGGTGAGCTGCCGCCGGAAAAAGTCCGTCACCGCCGTCCCCCGCCGGTCGCAATCCTCCGCGAACTCTTCGAGGAACGTCCGCCCCCCCTCGTCGTCGCCTTCCACAATCAGCAGCGGCTCCCGCCGGAACAGCGTCGCGGCGTACCAGTCGATGATCGAGCCGACATAGTTCTCGTAGAACAGTTGGCCCAGCCGCTCGTGATACACTTCCGCCGGTTCCTTCTGACGGCGCGCCAGATACTCCGAGGCGTTCGCCTTCAGTTGTTCGCCTCCGGCGTACAGGTCCCGGTAGCGGCTCCAGACCTTCTTTCGCCGCTCATAGTCCGGATGCTCAATGTTGATCTCTTCCACGAGCTGCCTTTCTCCTTCTCTTGGAAATCCACACCTTCACAGAAGCCGCTTCCCTTGCTCGCCCGCTCTCGGCTTCACGCCGAATTCCTCCCAGATCAGGTACCCCAGCGCGTCCGACAGGTGACTCCGGGCCGTGTCCCGATCCTTGTCGATCACGCTGCTGCCGCTCTTGTAGCTCACCTGCTCCAGGTCCACGATCAATTCACGGCACTTCGGATCGATCCGCAGGTGAACGTCACCGTCGGCCCCGCGCAGCTTCGCGTTCACCAGCGCCACGCGCTCCCGGACCGGTGGATTCTTCACCGGCGCCTTGAACCCGCCCACCCGGATTCCAGCCTCCCGCAGCCGCGTCCGCAGGATCCGGTAGTCGGTCGTCCCGCTGGTCTGCCAGTGATGCCCCGAGGCGTCGCCGTATACGACCACCCCGGCGCCGTGGCCCCGATACCGCTCGAGGAACTCCTCGCAAGCCTCCCCCGTGCTCGCCCGTTTGATGACGATCTCGTCCAGGACCCGGATCCGGTCCCCGTCCCGCTGCGCGATCAGCGAGCTCATCGGGTCCACGTTGAAGTCCAGCGCCCACAACAGTGGCTCGGTCTCCTCCAGCGCCGCCTTGCCGACGTTCCCTTCGCGCAGAAACGCGTGGTATACCATCCCTTCGCTGATACTGAGATAGCTTCCCATGACCTCCTGCTGGTAGAACTTCTCGTCGTAGCTGCGTTCGAGCCGCTCATAGAAGTCCGGCACCCGCTCCAGCAGAAATCGGTTCTCGAACGCCGGCGCCAGGATGACTTCGTATCCCTCCACCGCCGCCGCCACGAACCGCTGGAATACCCAGTCGAACCCCTTCGGCGTCCAGACCGCGAAGCCGCATAACCGCTTCGCCTTCGGGTCGCGCAGCCGTCCCTCCAGTCGCAACCACGCCCCCTCGGGTGTGTAGGTCAGCTCGTCGATTCCGAACCACGCCAGGTTCGTTCCCCGCAGCCGCTCGAACTCGTCCACCGCCCTGAACAGGATGCGGGCCCGCGTGTCTTTCATCACCATCGAGTTCTCGGCTTTGTTCAGCTCGTAGGGAATGCGGTTGCCGTCCAGGATCTCCAGCATCGTCGCTTGGGTCGAGTCCCGAAGCATCGGATACGTCGGCGCGCCGATCAAACCCAGCCGCCCCGGATTCAGGTAGGTCAGCTTGATCGCCTCCTGGCACAGCGCCTGGCTCTTGCCGGACCCGATCGGCCCGGAGAAGCCTTTGAACCGCGCGCCGCTCTTGTGAAACCGGATCTGCGATGCCAGCGGCGAATAATCTATCCGTCTTTGGACTCTTCCGTCTCCGGTTTTCCCAGCCAC